TTATCCTTTTTTCTTTAAGCCTATTCAAGATGGTATGGATCGTCCTAAATCTGAATTAGCATATAGAGTTCCAGCTAGTAAGTTTACAAGAAAGAAAATGTCTGCCACAGATGGTATGGAAGAGATAGAAGGATTAGATACTACTATTGATTGGAAAAATACAGGTGACAATAGTTATGACGGTGAAAAATTAGCTTTATTAGTGCACGATGAAAGTGGTAAGTGGGAAAAACCAGATAATATATTGAACAATTGGCGTGTTACAAAGACATGTCTTAGATTAGGTAGCAGAATTATAGGTAAGTGTATGATGGGTTCAACTTCCAACGCCCTAGATAAAGGTGGAGATAATTTTAAAAAATTATATAATGCATCAGATGTCACTAAGCGAAATAGAAATGGTCAAACAAAGTCTGGTTTATACTCTTTGTTTATCCCAATGGAATGGAACTATGAAGGATTTATTGACGAGCACGGAATTCCAGTATTCACTACTCCTGACACAGATGTGTTCGCCCCAGATGGTGAATTAATAGATATAGGTGTAATAGATAACTGGCAAAACGAAGCAGATGGTTTAAAAGATGATCAAGATGCTTTAAATGAATTTTATAGACAATTTCCTAGAACTGAAGAACACGCGTTTAGAGATGAGACTAAAAATAGTATATTTAATTTAGTAAAAATATACGAGCAGATAGATTATAATGAAGAAATGTCTAGATCTTTAGGTATTACAACTGGAAATTTTCAATGGGTCAATGGTATTAAAGATTCACAGGTAATATTTTATCCAGATCCAAATGGTAGATTTAAAGTTAGTTGGGTACCATCCCAACAATTACAAAATAGAGTAATACTTAAAAATGGTATAAAATATCCTGGTAATGAACACATGGGAGCATTTGGTTGTGACTCTTATGATATAT